GCTTCTTTCTACAGCACATCGTATTCTAGACGGCCAAGAAATACAATTACAAGTAGAAGTTCTACAAGAAAATGGATCATTTAAAACTCGTAAAAAGAAATGGTGGTTATTAAATGACGCTCGCGAACAAGTATTATATTCAGCTACACACATTAATCATCCGTCTGCTATATGGTGCCGCAGTAGCATCGAGAATTATGATTGGTTGGTAGATCATTTCTTTGCATTGATGCAGGAATATACGTATCGATACGAGAAAACTCACAAATGTTTTGGTGAACTTTCATATATGTTGCAGTCACCTCCTAAGAATTTAACAGAGTTTGATATGACAACTTGTCCATCTGCTATGGCCACAGAATATATACTATGTTCTTCTGATCCTGTAACAAATTATCGTAATTATTATAAGATGGGTAAAACTCATCTTCATAGTTGGAAAAAACGTAACCCTCCGGAGTGGCTTAATGTCTAATATGTATCAAGATGTGAAAGAATTTCAAACAGCTGTTGGTCAAAACATAGGAACTAAACCAGAGTTTCCTGATCCAGCAGAACGCGATTTGCGGATAGACTTTTAAAAGAAGAATACGAAGAATATATACAAGGCGAATGTAAGAATGACTTGGAAAACATTGCTAAAGAGTTGGCTGATATTATTTACATTGTGTGTGGGACTGCTGCATCTTACGGTATTCCCTTGGATAGAGTCTTCGACGAAGTCCATAAATCGAACATGGCAAAATTAGTTGACGGAAAACCAGTTCGCCGTGCTGATGGTAAGATCTTAAAACCAGATGGGTGGAGACCACCTAATATTAAATCTATTTTATGGAGCGAGTGATGGTAAGACGTATTGTTGCTAGAGAAAAACTTGATTGTGAACATCTACTTGGTCAGTTTGTTGACGAAAATCATTACGATAAAGTAATCGAAGAAGATACTGATTGTTATATGCCACCGCTTTGTGATGTTATGACAAAAGCTGATTGTGGTACGAAAAACTGTGAAGATTGCGATAAGGGTAATGATGAATTACGTATCGCATTCAAATTCCGAAAAAATTATTTCAGTAAAGAAGAACAGGATAGTGCCTATCGTGGATTGAGAGAAGCTGCGACAGAAAGTCAGAATCGTGGACTTGCTGCTGGTCCACGTGGAGAAATGCTTGCCACTGAAGGTCGTGGTGGGCGCGATTGGGTCACTCCTTATCAACATGAGATTTTAGATTTCTTGACACATGATGCAGCAACTCTGTTTGATGATACTTCTGTAGAAAGCATTCGTGCCAAGTATGATAATCCAAGATACAATCCAGTAGACGAGACACGTGGAACTGTTTGGTTACGTTCGGAAGTAACGAAAGTATATCCAGAGTATCATGGATGGTTTGATAATTGGGTGGATGGATTATCTAATAAGTCAAAGGAGGAAGTCCTTGCAGAAGCAACTATTGTCAAAGAAAAGTGGGCATCAACTACCAATTATGCTAAATCCGTATTCTCAGGTGTGGCTGGTTGGTACGATCGTTACCCTCGCATTCCTTACGGGCGTGCAACAGCATATACTGAAAAATGCCCAGAACTATTCGAACTTGCGTATCCATTCCTACAATCGTTAAACAGAGGTTTCAAGGAATTACTACCATGGCGTTGGGGCAATCAGAAAGTAGCAGCAGATAAACTTGATCCTCGCTTTCTTGTTCCTGAAACAGTATTTACTACAATTACAGTAAATAAAACTTTCCGCACTGCTTGTCATCGAGATGCGGGAGACTTCAAGTCTGGCCTAAGTAATTTATTGGTACTAGGTACCGGAGATTACACTGGAGGTTATCTTGTTTTTCCTGAGTATCGCACTGCTGTTAATGTGCGCCCTGGAGACTTATTACTTGTTAACAACCATGAAATTATCCATGGTAATACCCCTATTGTTCTTAATAATCCTGACGATTCTAGTTGTGAAAGAATCTCTGTAGTTTGTTATTTCCGTGAGAATATGTTAGAATTAAAATCTTATGAGTATGAAGCTCTACGTAAACAGTATGTTGAAGAGCGTCGTATGAACAAACAACATAGATCATGGAAGCCATTATGGAATGGTGTATCGCCAGGAATGTGGGAAGATGAAGAATGGTATGATTATCTTCATGCTCATGGTATGACAGATCCATACGGTAAAGCTGAAGAAGCAACCCTTGAAGGATTTTTCTAATGGATTATTGTATAGCAATCCCATCTTATAAAAGACCAGAGACTATTAAGAAGAAAACACTGAAAGTTCTCGAGAGTTATAATATTGATCCAAATAGAATTACAATTTTTGTTGCTGACGAAGAAGAGCTTTCTAAGTACAAAGAATCTCTTAAGGATACTCCTTATAAAAAGTTAGTTGTTGGCGTTCATACGATTGGAGCTCAACGTAACTTTATTGAAAAGTATTATCCGGAAGGAACTAAATTAGTAATGTTTGACGATGACGTTGAAGAAGTTCAAAAGAAAATCAGCGAACAGAAACTGGGACGTTTAGAAGATCTAGAAAAAGAATTTATTATTCCAGGGTTTGAAGAATGTGAGAAAGTTGGAGCAAAGACTTTTGGGATATATGCAGCTTCTAATGCATATTTTATGAAAGAGCGTGTTTATACAAAACTTTGTTATGTTATTGCTTCAATGTTTGGTGTTATTGTGGAACATGATCCTTTCCTAGATCGAGTAACAAACCATGGCGAAGACTATGAATATTCTATTCGCCAATATGTAAAGAACGGCGCAGTAGTTCGTTTCGATTATCTAACAGTTAAATCTAACTATTACAAAGAAGATGGTGGATTGCAGACTATCCGAACTAAAGAATATGTTTATGAATCTATTAAAAAGATTGCAGAATTATTTCCCGATTTATGTACTATGTATATAAGAGAATCTACTGGTAATGCTGAATTGCGTTTGAAAGATATGCGAAAAGAAATTGGTAATACTTTGGAGAGTTTTTTCGGATGACATATAATTTTGAGAATGATAAAACTTTTAGTGTAAGTACAAACACTGATAATATTTCTCCGCCTAAATATAAATATAAAGAAGATGAGATTATTTCTGATTTTCATGCCTATATTGACAAGACATATGGGCAACATTATATGACTGAAGAGCAGAATATAGAATGTTTCGATGTGTGGCTTGCTCTTGGTGATTCTATGCCAACCTTCCGAAACACAGCTATCAAGTATCTCTGGCGCTATGGAAAAAAGCATGGCAGCAATAAAGACGACTTGCTAAAAGTTCTTCACTACGTTATAATGATGCTATACGCAGACCATTATAAGGATAAGAAATGAAACATCTGCGAGTAAAACAGTTTATTGTTCTACTTGTATTACAAAAATATTTTTACAGCATAAGAAAGGTATATTATGGAAATTAAAATCCCTATTGAAAAACTAAGAGAGCGTAAGTTATTTGTTGCCACTCCAATGTATGGTGGGCAATGCGCAGGTATGTTTGCTCGTTCTTGTGCAGATTTGTCTGCTCTATGTACGCAGTATGGTATTCCTCTTCAGTTTTATTATCTATTTAACGAATCATTAATTACTCGCGCACGTAACTATTGTTGCGATGAGTTTATGCGTTCGGAATCTCAACACATGATGTTTATTGATTCTGACATTGGTTTTAATCCTCAGGATGTCATTGCTTTGATGTCGTTACAAGCTCTTGAAGAAGAGAAGTATGATATTATTGGTGGCCCATATCCTAAGAAGTGTATTTCTTGGGAAAAGATTAAACATGCTGTGGATAAGGGTGTTGCTGATGATGATCCAAATGTTCTAGAGCGTTTCGTTGGAGATTATGTTTTCAATCCAAAGGGACATCAAACTTCTATTCCAATCGCAGAGCCAGTAGAAGTTCTTGAGATTGGAACTGGATTTATGATGGTCACAAAGAAGGCCATGCAGAAGTTCTATGATGCTTATAAGGATCAATATTCATATAAACCAGATCATGTTCGTACAGAGCATTTTGATGGTTCGCGAGAGATCCTTCAGTTTTTCCAAGCTGAGATTGATCCAGTTTCTAAGCGTTATCTTTCAGAAGATTATTGGTTCTGTCAGAAAGCTCAAGCAATTGATCTTAAGACATGGTTCTGTCCATGGATGAAGATGCAACATGTTGGAACTTATATATTTGGTGGTTCTCTTGCTGATCTTGCATCTATTGGCGCTTCGGCTACTGCTGATCCAGGCCAGCTAAAAAGCAAGAAAATGATGAAGTCAAAAAACAAGTGATAGGAGAAGTATATTATGAAGATTGATACAAATACAGTAAACGTTCTAAAGAATTTTGCTAAAATTAATCCATCTATTGTTGTTCAAGAGGGTAATGTTCTTAAGACTATTTCTCCTTCTAAAACAATTATGGCAAAGGCCAAGGTTGGAACAGAATTTACTAAGCGTTTTGCTATCTATAAACTAGATGAGTTTATTGCACTTCTTTCAACGTTTACTGATCCAAATTTACGGTTCGAAGATAAGCTAGTCTATATTTCAGAAGATCGTCGTACTAGTCATTACACCTATGCTGACGAAAGCACAGTCACTAAGGCTCCTGATCGTGAGATTAACTTGCCTTCAGTTGACGTTTCTTTTATATTAAAGGAAACTGATCTCCGCGAAGTAGAGAAGGCTGCTGGTATTCTTTCTCTACCAGAGATTTCTGTTGTTGGAGATGGTGTTAAGGTTTCGCTTGTTGCTACTGATAGTAAGAATCCTTCTTCTAAAGATTTCACTGTAGAAATTGGCGATACAGACAAGGTATTTAAAGCTATCTTTAAGGCAGAGAACATTAAAATTATTCCAGGAGATTACGAAGTAAGTATTTCTTCAAAGGGTATTTCTCAATTCTCTGGCGATGATGTGGAGTACTTTATTGCTGTTGAACAGAACTCAACTTTCTAATAGTTGGGGACTTCGGTCCCCTTCTTTTTTATATAATGGAGGTTTTTGATATGAATGAAGAGTTCTTATGGGTCGAGCGTTACAGACCAAAAACAATCGAAGAAACTATTCTTCCTTGTGATCTTAAAGCAACGTTTCAACAGTTCGTAGATCAAAAAAATATTCCCAATCTAATTTTATCTGGTACAGCTGGTGTTGGTAAAACAACAGTGGCAAGAGCTATGCTCGAACAGCTTGGTTGTGATTATATTGTTATTAATGGGAGCATGAATGGAAACATTGACACACTCAGAAACCAAATCTTGGACTTTGCCAGCAGCGTATCCCTTTCAGGTGGAAGGAAATATGTCATCCTTGATGAAGCGGACTATCTTAATGCCAATTCTACTCAACCCGCTCTTCGCAACTTTATGGAAGAGTTCTCAAAAAACTGTGGATTCATACTTACATGTAACTTCAAGAACCGTATCATTGAACCTTTACATTCTAGATGTTCAGTAGTCGATTTTAAAATTAGTAAGAAGGCTATGGCCAAACTTGCTACACAATTTTTCAAGAGACTAACTTTTATTCTGGAGGGCGAGGAAGTTGAATACGATAAGGCTGTTGTTGCAGAAGTAATCAACAAACATTTTCCAGATTGGAGAAGAGTTCTCAATGAGATTCAACGTTATTCTGCAACAGGTAAGATTGACTCTGGTATTTTAGCTAATATGTCAGAGGCATCTATTAAGGATCTTGTTAATCTCATGAAAGATAAAAACTTTACAGAGATTCGCAAATGGGTAAAGAATAATCTTGATACTGATGTTAATGCATTATTTACACAGTTCTATGAATATTGTTCTGAGTTAGTTACTAAATCAACCATCCCGGATTTGGTATTGATTTTGGCTAAGTATCAATATCAAAATGCTTTTGCTGCTAATACAGAAATTAACTTTGCTGCATTTTGCGCAGAGGTCATGGTAACTTGCGAGTTCCTATGAGTAGTTTCGTAAACGTATTAGGCGAGGTAAGAGACTTCGAAAAAGAATCAATAGGGGGTTTTGGAAACTGGTCAAAACATGTTTTGGAGAACAAAACAGCGAAACCAAAATACGATTGGCGATATGAGAATAGTATTACGAATGGAAAAAAACCAGTAGAAATTGATGGTGATTATTCTCAGTGGAGAACCAATTCTATACTATCAAATTACAGACAGACTATTCTATATGCGAATGAAATGAATATAAATTATGGTGTAACAGATCAGATGCATTATGATAGATTATATTATGGTATTCGTAAACAAAAGATGTATATTAAACCAGAAACAAAAGAGGAAAAAAAGACCAGAGAGAAACAAGAAGAACTCCACGATCTAGTTTCGAACTATTATAAATACAATGCAGTTCGCACAAAAGAAGCAATGAAAATTCTTACGGCGGAACAAATTGAATTTATAAAGAACAAAAACAATAAAGGTGGAGTCAAATGAATGAACTTCTAGATTCTTTAGTTGAAGTGAAGATAGCCGAAGAAGAAGATTTCCTAAAGATTAAGGAAACTTTAACAAGAATTGGTGTTGCTTCCCGTAAAGAGAAAAAAATATACCAGTCCTGTCATATTTTTCATAAACAGGGTAAGTATTATATTGTCCATTTCAAAGAAATGTTTTTATTAGATGGTAAGCCATCTAACTTTTCTGACGAGGATAAGGGCAGACGTAATAAAATTGTTCAGTTACTTCAAGAATGGGACCTGTTAAAGGTTGTAGAACCAGAAAAAATTACTGAACCAATGGCATCTATGAGTCAAATAAAGATCATTAATCATAAAGAAAAAAATGATTGGACTTTAGAGGCTAAGTATAACATGGGCAGAAAGAAAAAATAATTGAAGGAATTATATTATGTGGCCTTTTAAAGTTGAAAGAAAAAATAATACACCAGCTGAAGAAAAATTGGAGCAGATAAAAGATATTCTGTTCCCTCCTTGTAAACTAAACGAGGAGATGGATAAAGATGGTAGTATATTTAAATGGCAGGTAGATTATTCTGTTGATATGAATTTAGACGCTGCTTTAACAGACCTGGAAGAAGGTCATAACGATGTGGCTGTCCATAATACAATACGAGATATATCCAAAAGACTTTATAGTATTAGGAAAATACTTGATGCATATATGGAACTAGATCCTGAAGCCAAATATATTATGGTAGAGAGTAGTAAGGATAACGAGAATGTCGAAGATATACAGTGACGGTAAAACGTTCGTCGAATATTCAGAACTAATACCAGTAGTATTAGAAGCAGTCATAGATTCCAGATTTAAATATTTAAAAGAACTAGATTATGAGAATCATAGACATGCTAATAAAATACTCGAAGAAGAGTATAAACCTTCGGTTGAAAAACTAAAAAAGATTTTAGAAATTATTGCTTGACTTTTTTCTGTAATAAGGTATAATAGACAAAGATAGGAGAAATCTATGTCTATGCACATCCTCCCTGCTTATTACACAACCACTGTTAGTAAACGAAAAGCGAAAGTCAAGGCTAAGACTAAGCTCATTTCAGATCACGATAAGTGGTTGTTATCAAAGGGTTTACACCCAGAACAGATTCGTCTAAAAAAAGATAAAAAAGTGCTTGACAAATTATGGCGTTCGGGTTATAATAATGATATGATGGTTGATCGATCTACTCGACATCATGATAATAAACAGCTAGTTGCTGGAGATTGTTCAAAGCGGGATATTATGACTAATCTTCATAAAGAACCAGAGCATGTTCAAGAGGAAATCCTTAAGAAAGCATCTTTGGTTATGCCACTCTATAATAAAGGTGGTCTGCAATATGCTGGTCCTAATGTCGATTTGACGACTGTAGGCACCAAATCTAGGAGAAGTTAATATGGCACTGGTTAAACTGAGTGATGTTTTTGCAAATGTCTCTGAGAGCGTTACTTTAAATCGTTACGAGAACGGTTGGATGGTTGAGATTTCTGGAGACGACCACAATGATGAATGGCAGAATAAGAAGTTTATCTTTCCTGATCTAAAAAATGTCTTGACTTTTATCGAAGAGTATAGTAAGATTAAGTTACGATAAGAAAAGGAGTTACGGATATGGATACAGTTCAAGTTCAACTTCAAGACGAGTCTGGTAACTGGCGTACGTATTCATATACACAGAATATCCCGCTACTATATCGGGATAATATGAGACAGTTGCAGTGGCAGTTTCCTAATGCTCGTATTCGCGCTGTCGATTCAAACGGTCGAGTAATCGACATTTTCTAATATGTAATGGAGAATATATAATGGTTGCTAGTATTTCTAAGGTTGAAAAGGTATTTGAGGCTCTTGTTGGTCGTGGCGAGGAACTAACTGCTCAGCAGATTAAGACTCGTTATGGTGTTGCTAATCCACATGATGCTGTTTATCAGATTCGTCAGATGGGTTATGCTATCTATCTTAATGATCGTAAGAACTCAAAGGGCGAAACTGTTGCTAAGTATCGTGCTGGTAAGCCAAGCCGTAATTTAATTGCTGCTGGTTATAGAGCTCTGGCCGCTGGTCTCTGATTAAAGAGGGCGGTCTTACTGGCCGCCTTTTTTAGGTGGATGTGCACCGAATTGGTTAGGTAGCGGTCTGCAAAACCGTAATATGTGGGTTCAAATCCCATCATCCACTCCAATAATTAACTTGACTTTCTGTAATTATAGGGTAGAATTATATTATGAATGATATGAACTTCCCTAACTATTATGTTTGTAGAGAGTGTTCAAGAGTTACACGTAGCTATCCTATTGGTTGTGATCGTGTAATGTGTCAAGTAAAGAAAGATATTATCAACGATATATGTTGGTCAATAATATTCTTTGCTGTTATTGTTACCGCAGGATTTTATGTTTTTTCCCTGGTAGCTCAGCGGTAGAGCAGGTCGCTGTTAACGACTTGGTCGGTGGTTCGATCCCATCCCAGGGAGCCATATTAGGTTGGCCGCTATAAATAGGCTCGAGTGGATCAAAGGTTAGTCCACATTTTTATGGAGAAAACAAATGAAAAAGTTTGCTGTTGCATTACTATTGATTCTTGGTATTACTACTGCTTCGCAGCCAGCTAATGCGTGGGGTTATGGTTACGGTGGTTATGGCTATGGTTATGGCGCCATGGCAGGTGCTGCTATTCTTGGTGGTGTAATTGGTGGAGCAATTGCTTCACAAGGTTATGGGTATGGTTACGGTGGTTATGGTGGTTACGGATATCCTTATGGTGGAGGATATTACGCTCCGGTTGCTCCTCCAGCTTATTATTACAATCCTGGTCGTTACTATTACTACGGGTACTAAGATGAAAAAAATAGCAATAGCGTTTGTTCTTTTTTTAACTACTCCTGCTATAGCTAGTAATTACAACATTGATTATTGTAATAACTGCAATATTAATGTTCAGAAAAGAGTTGTTAAGAAAGTTGTGAGAACTGTCCCTGTTCCAGTCCCAGTAGCAGTTGAGTATCTTCCAGCTGGTCCTGGTCCTATTAGTTCAACGGTAATGGTTCCGGTAGTAGTTCCTGTTCAACCTGCTCCCTTGGTTCCTGTTTACAATTATGTTCCAACTCCAGAAGCATCTAATATTTATTCGCCTCCGGGATATCCAACTAATGTTCCTGTGGCAACTTCTAGAAACTGTGCAATGTATGTTGATCCTTATGATTTGTTCGGCCAGTTATTTGGTGGAGCAGATTTGGTTCAGAGTTGTATGGTTCCTGCGTATTAATGCTGGCATAGCTCAGACGGTAGAGCAGTTGATTTGTAATCATCAGGTCGTGGGTTCGATTCCTGCTGCCAGCACCACAAAGGATATATTATATGGATCATAAAACTTCAGCAATTATTAAAATTGTTTGTTTCTTTTTAATTACAATTATCATTGGTTTTGTGGCGAGCGATATCAATATGCTTGCTAGTAATTAAGCGGGTGTAACTCAGTGGTAGAGTCACAGTCTTCCAAACTGTTGGTCGAGGGTTCGATTCCCTTCTCCCGCTCCAATTTGCAATATTATAAACCTGAACAATTTCCCTATGTTATAGAAAACTTTGTAGAAGATAACATATGCAATTCTATTGTGGAATTTATTCAGGAAAAAGGTGATTTATATTATCAACCTTCTCCTGTAGAATACTGGTCTAATAGAACGATCAGTTTTCATGTCATCAAAAAAGAAGATATATATCCTTCTTTAAAAGATATTTTCTTTAAGACTACTCCTATAGTCAACAATTTATCTTTAAATCCTGAACCACTACATGCAGATACTTTAGATCTAGTTCGTTGGAAAACAGGAACAGAACTGCCTCCGCATATAGATAACGCTGAACCTGATGGCACTCCAAACATTTCCCCATGGAGAAATTTCTCTGTAATGGTTTATCTTAATGATAATTTCGAGGGAGGCGAGATATACTGGACTAAGTTAAACAAACAATTAAAACCAAAAAAAGGTATGTTTGTTGTATTCCCTAGCGACGCTCCATTCCATCATGGAGTAAAGAAAATAACAGAAGGAACAAGATATACAATTTCTTCTTTTTATACATATAGTCAATTAAGAAATATTGAAAAATTCATGTAAAACTTTTTAAAATTATCAGCTTTAAGTAAATATTTCTAATACTCTATTAACATATTCCCCACGATCCTTTACGAATAGCTGTGGTTCTTCATGATCTACCGCTATCATAATAGCGATCTGGGGAATATTTATTTTATACATACGTTCGAACATCATCGAGTAACAAGTTGTTTGGAGGAAATAGGATTCAATCCACTCTTCCTTTTTTAATTTACGGCTTGTTTTAAAATCAATAATAGAAGGGATTCCATCAAATTCTGCGATAAGATCACAACGTCCAGCTGTTTTTAAAACAACTGAATACAGAGGAAGCTCAACTCCATAAATATTATCTACATGTTTGTCTATTAGCGTTTGAAGAGACTTAAAAGCATCAATTCCAGAAGGCATAGCATCCCGAAGATAGTCCTCTTCATTGAGGACATAACGTTCCGCGAGGGAATGTACGGCGGTTCCACGGCGAGCAGCTTGTGTAGAAATTTTCCTAGCTTCTTCTTCGCCAACTTTTGCTCTCCATTCAAGAAGCGCTGTTTTATCCATCGCTTCTGAAATTACTGTTGTTACCGAACGGAATTTATCGCCACTCGGTAACACATAGTATCTAATACCATCTATGTTGGTTGTTTCAATTTCAACCTCTGGTACGAGATTATATTTAAATAATTTACGCCCAAACTGGGTATTTGTTTTCATCTATATAACCATTATCAATACGTATAGTCATTGGTAAAATTTCGCCAACATCTTGTTCTTTCCAACGCCATTGGGTTTCGACGATACCAAAATCTTTAGCAAACCAACTTCTAGCGCCAGTTGTTTTTTCGTTAAAGGTTTGATCATATGTTACTTCAAGAACATCGTTATACAAAACACCATTCTTATTTACATAAGTTGGATGTCTAGCTTCGAACTTAACAACCTGTCGACCTGGCGAAGGAAATGTAAAAAATGTGGAGTCGAATAGAGATATCTTAAGGGGTTTATCTATAGTATCTCCAACTTTTTGTAATCCGCCCCAAGGAATTTCGTATCCTCTTACAAAAGAAGTAGTTCTGAAATTCGTCCAGAATTGATAAGAATATTTAGGATAAATATCAGCTGTTTCCATAACTCCCAGATAGTTATTATTGGAGTCATGGTATTTATAATCCATCACCCAAGTAGCTGTCCATTTACTGTCGTGATAATCTTCTTGAAAGAAGATTTTATCATCTCCTGAATTCCAAACAACCCATTCAATATACTTTTGATCAGCAGGATTAAATGCTTTATAATGGAATAGTTTTTCGAGTTCTGGTTTTGGCCAGTAATCAGAAAAATTAAAAGATTCGTTCATGTTACAATCCTCATTTTGTCCTTTAGAACTATATATTCTTTTACTAATGCAGATCTCACAATATCTTGCGCATTAAATTCTACTAGAGAAAAAGATTTCATAGACTTAACAATTCTCATGAAATCTGTTAGACCGTTCTTCTCGTGTTCTCTTGTGAAGTCAGTCTGTCTAAAGTCTCCACAGAAAATCACTTTACAATTATGCCCAATACGTGTAATGACAGAATCTAACTCGTGTAGAGTAGCGTTCTGCATTTCATCAACGATAACTATGCAATCGTTAAGAGTAATACCACGTATAAAAGATGTAGACATAAACTCGATAACATTTTTATTTTTAAGGTAGTCGTATGCGTCTCCTCTACCAAATAATTCAGTACAGATTGCGTAGTAAGGAGCTTCATAAACTTTCGTTTTTTCTTTAGAGTTACCAGGAAGAAATCCCATATCTCTTGTTGGAACTACTGTTCGAACAATGACTATCTTTTTATAAGGAGAATTAGGATCTCCAAGTATTTGCCTAAGAGAAAGATACATGGCCATGAAGGATTTACCTGTTCCTGCAATACCATGTAACATTAAATTCATGTCTTCAGAGAATGCTTTAAATGCCCATCTTTGGTTTTCAGTTAAAGGATCAAAATTTCTTAGATTAAAATTTATTTTCTCTTGGTAATTTTCCTTTGGTTGTTTTCCTGTTTGGCGAAGAAGTCTTTTTTCTCTACGGGTTAAACGACGTGTTGTTGTTTCTTCTTGCATTATACCCCTACTAAAATGTGTTTATGGTGCTCCTCGTTATACCTTTATTATTTCCCTTCTTCATATGTTTAAGTAGATCACGGAAACCATTATCAGGTTTACCCATGCCTCTACCAGAATGGATCATAGGAGCGCCATTTACGAGTTGAGTGATATGCGGATTTTCTTGCAAGTATGCATCAAGTTCCGATATCGACATGAAGTTTTCATACTCTTCGCCAGTATCATTATTTAAAAACTTATATGTTGGCATTAATACTTCCAATTATTATCTTCAAGATCATATTCTTGATCGTCATCTTCTACAAAAGCAGAAATATCTCTTGTACGTAAGGCACGTTCAACTCTTTTAGCGTTACGTTTATTCTCGCGTTCGCGAGGATCGTCTCGATATTCTTCTTGATCTGAATAGTCATTCTTTTTAAATTTTTTTAATGCTGATTTACTCATTCTACGATTAACCCTGGTAGTGCTTCTTTAACATGTTGAATTGTGATGCCCGGAAATGGCATCTTTTTATCCTTCATAGCAAGGACAAGTTTCGCATCATGTGGATCTATTCTTTCTAGAAACTCAACAAACATTGACTCTCGCTTTGCTTGATTAAGAGTAGGATAAAACCCATCAACGAAATATCTGATCTTATCAGCTTCTCTGTGAAACACATGTTGCTGATCTACGATACTATTTGGCTTGTATGGTGGTTCGCCTTCCGGTAATAGAAACTTGACAGTTGGATCAAAGACAGCCTGTAAAACAATTCTAAGAGCCATAGTATCATTGCCCTTTATATTGTCAACTTTTTCTTGTGTCTTTTTTAATTTAGAAACCTTGTGTAAAAACTCATACATTCCAAGGACAGCCATTTATATCTCCTAAAATTCACTCAAATGTTCAGTAAGGTTTTTGAGTTTGTTTGCTATAAAATAATTTAGTAATTTGCTACGATCTCTATTTGATTGAGCTTCGTATTGTTCCATAACTTTTTGTCGAATATAATCTGGTGTGAAACTAAGATCAATCAATCGAGCGTTACGAGAATAGTTACGGGCTGTGATTGTATCCATTTCTTGCAGTTCAGTTCCCATAATTCTTTCCATCTTTTTTGCTGTTAGAGGTCTCTGTCGATCACCAACAACAAAAACATTATCAGGAGAAAGAACATTAGGGACGCCATCTCCGGCATCTCCCTTTAGAATATGTTCATGGAGATATCTTTCTGGGTCTTCGTGGGAAACCCATTTCTTACGAGTAGGATCATATTGCTTTACATTAGAATATACGTGCAACTGAATAAAATCTTTATCGCCTGATAGAATTAGGATTTTCTCACCAGTATTTAGTTCCGAACCGAACTTAGAAACTAATGTAGAAATTATATCATCAGCTTCTGCTGATTCAACATCTATAACTCTGTATGGGAAATATTCTTTTAATTCTGCACGAATTTTATTGAGGCATTCGAACAAAGATTTCCAATCCAGTTCGGAAGATTCAATATTTTTCTTACGATTAGCTTTGTAGTAAGGAAAGATCTGCTTGCGCCAATAATTTGTATTATCGCAAGCAATAATTAGTTCTCCATATTCATCAGAAAATTTCTGACGATATGAACGAATAGAATTTAAAATCATATGGCGAACCATATTTTCTTCTAGCTGAGCGTTTGTATGATTGCCAAGTTGCATTAATAAATTTGACAACATCACTTGATTCAAGTCAACAATAATCACAATTCACCTATTCGGTTTCTTCAGTTTCATCAATTGGTTGTAGTTCTATTTCTAATTTATCTACAATCTTAAAAGCTCCTTCCTCTTTTGGATGAGGAATAAAGATTGCATCTGATACTTGCTGAAAAGGATGATGCATATCATAGTGTTTTAGCATCAGCGATCGTAATGCTTCCACTATGAGTGCGCCATCCTTAACATCTAAGTCTACTTCGTCTTCTATCAATCCAAAACCTGCGATATCTAATTGATTAAATATCATAGGAACTAGATTCTGTATTGTTTCTTGAATATGATAATGTCTCATCATATCCATGTTGTGCTGGATATCCTGAATAGTAATATCTTTATTAACAGTTTTACCCTTCGGAAAACTCACGATATTATTAGAAGTCATAGTTATATATTACCTTAAAATATAATAGAAGTCAATGATATTTATCCACTAGTATAGACCATATGAGATCCGGATCCATAAAATTGAAAATCATAGATCCTGCAATCAGTATGATTTGTAGAGATAGCGCCCTCTACAGATGTTCTATATTTTTCTGGCACGTAGAAAATAAAAAATCCTCCACCACCAGCACCCAGTAGTTTACCACCAAGAGCTCCAGCTTTTATAGCTGTATCATAGATCTCATCGAAATAGGTTTGTGTAATTTCTTCGCAGACGCCTTTTTTATCTAACCAAGAGTAATGCAGTAATTTACCGAAATCGTCTATCTTACCTTTGTGGATCAAGTCTACTGCTTCGAATGCTTTGTCTTTAGAGCGTTTAACTTTGTTAAACTTTTCTACATCTAACATCGCCTTCTGTTGTTTCTGAAGAATGTTATTAGCATTTCTACTTCTACCAGAATACACAAGCATTAGATTATTTTCAAGAGCTTCAACATTCGGATTAGTCAAACGTAATTCGTCTACTGTTACTTCTCCGTTTTTCTTGAACTTGAATAGATTCATTCCTCCCCAAGCTGCTGCATATTGATCCTGTTTACCAACAGGATATCCACATTTATTCATTTCTATTTCGCATGCAATTTCTGCAACATATTTACGTGTATTGTTGTCATATTTTTGAGTAGAGAGAGCTTTAACAAGACCAACAGTAAAAGCAGAGGAACTACCAAGTCCAGAACCTTTAGTTACGATATCTGATATAGATGCAACTGTAATTTCTTTTGTAATATCATAATACTTTAAAGATTCTCGAGTAATGGCATGCTGCATTTGTTCTATGTCATGTTGTTCTTCAACATCATCATACATACAACGAACACCCATGTGTGGAACTTTGTGTGCCATCACATATATAAATTTGTTTATTGTAACGGAGAGAGCAGCGCCATCCTCCTGTTCATAGAAGGATGGCATATCACTTCCTCCACTAAAAAACGAAATACGTAGCGGAGTTCTTGTAACAATCATGTTTAACCTGCTTTATACGAAAACATCGCCTGAGGGAATTTTTTAGATTCTTCGTCTGGATATTTCTTAATAAGTTCTTTCAACATAAATTCCCATTTACTTTTAATAAAATTAATATTGTATCTAGAATCAACATATGTCTTGTTGAAACCGATCATATTATATTGTTTCTTTTGTCGAACAAGCTCTATTGCAGCATTAAGATTACCTGCAAAAACGCTACCGTGCATGTTTTTATCAAGATCGATCTGATACATAACATTTAATGCGCCAGAAGTTTCTGGTAAAGCTCCAAGATTTGGATGCACACAAACAAGACCTGCAGACATTGCTTCTAACATAGCACGACAACTAGTCTCTGGCCATATAGAAGGATAAGCAAAGATATGAGACTTGTTTAGATGTTCTTTAAGTTCAGCATTAGGAACAAATCCATGGTAAGTCATATTTGGATTGTTACGAACAGCATCATACATTGGTTCGAACTGCTTATCATAATCATCCCATCCATAAATTTTGAATGAAGAAAATACATCTAGATGAATATCATCCTGTGTTTGATTTAAGAATTCGAATACAGGAATAAGAATTTCTAGACCACGCTGTGGTGTAGAGGTGTAAACTAATCTAATCTTATCATCGTATGTTTTTTCTAAACATGATTCTGGTGCTGGTTCAATACCAGATTCTAGAATTATACATTTACTGTCCATAGGAATACCATGCATTCCTTGGTAACGCTGGAACTGCCAGTTAGAAATGAATACGAATTTGTGAAACTTGTCACGCCATTCAGTATCTCTGAACTTAGCAGACTCTGGATCTTCTGGCATATCATGACACCAAAAAATTCTAATCTTAGATTCGTCTAGTTCTCTTGGTCTTGAGCAAACTATTTGAAAATTGTCAAGCAATTCTTCATCAATAATTGACGCTAACTTACGCTTCGCAATTTCTGTACCACCCTGCGCCTTTGCAGAAATTTCGTTTTCTTCAAATCCCTTCATTATACTTCAATCCTATATCCGGATGCGCTAGCATCATTGTAAAACATTTGTACTGTTTCTTGTGAGAATTTATGTAAATCTTTATTTTGTAAATTCAATTTCTTAATCTGATCATGGAGCATTGTGATGATATGACAACCAGCATTTTCTGCCATAACCAAATGATATTGTTCTCTACAAGATGCCCAAAGAAATTTAATCTTGTCAAATTCTTCTGGCTTATCCATAGCTTCATTAATGCATTGTTTAGTCCAATTAACTGGGTCTTTAAGTGTGTCAGCAATACGACCAGCAAAAATGGAAATAATAACATCAGCGTTGGGGTTAGTAATATGTTCTAGAATATTATGAGTTTGGTTAGGAGTAAAGACAGCTGTAACATTTACCTTTACACCTTCTTCGTTAAGTCTTTTGATCAAATCGTAACTTGGTTCACCTTTTGTATTCATAACAGGAATCTTCACATATACATCATAATCATAATCTTTGCCCCAAGAGGCTATCTTTTTTGCCTGAGTATACATGCTATCGAAATCATCAGCAAATACTTCTAGAGAGATGTTTGTTCCTGGTCTACGTTGTTTGAGTGCACTAATAATATCATGAGCAAACAACTCATAATTAGTAACGCCAGCTTGTTTCATTAATGTTGGATTGGTAGTAAATCCAGTAACTCTAGGATTCTCTGCTGCTTTTAAAATGCCATCATAATCAGCACCATCTGCATAAACTTCAATTGTCATTGTCCACCTATATGTTGTTCAATTATTAATGATGCTTCCAAAAGATCTTTAGCATAAAAGTCTGGCTTAATATGCAGATATTCTTGAGGAGCAGAATATATTTCACCAAGGTATATAGTCTTGACACCAGCTTTGTGACCAGCAACAACGTCTTTCCAAGTATCACCAATCATCCAGCTACGTTCTTTTGATACCATCCATTCTTTGTTAATCTTATCAAGCATCCCAGAGTTTGGTTTATATTCAGGAGTACCACGTGTTCTTGCTGCCTGTATTGTATCAACATTTAATTTAGTTTTAATTAAAGTATGAATAGCTTCCATAGTTTCTTCGGTTGTATATCCATCATCAACATCAGGTTGATTGGTAACAACGTGTAGAGAATACCCAAGACCTCTTATTTTTTTAATTGCTTTTTCCACTCCATCAATAAAATCAAACTCGGCGTAATACCAAGGACAAACATGTTTAGGGTTTTCTCTTCCTTGAACAAGTTTATTAATTGTCCCGTCACGATCAAGAAATACTGCCTTTACCATTTTGTAGAATTCTTCTGAAATGCAGGATTAGAAACTAAGCAATGCCAGACAACACCCTGGAATGCTTCTGAGTGAGGAGTAACTCTGCTGGATGCCACTTCAGGAACAACAACCACACAGTTACCTTTTTCTACTGTGTATCCATCTGATCTACCAACAATACCGAATATATGAGCGCCAACGTAATCAGCATAATCAATTGCTTTTACAAGACCAACTGATACATTCTTATCTTTATTACCACCGCCAACTGATAGAATAAAAATACAATCGTTTTTGTTTAAATTACTTACTCTGAGGTATTCCGAGAAAACGGTGTCAAACCCTTCGTCGTTCGTTCTAGCTGTAAGTTCTGGAACGTTGTCGGTGGGACAGTAGGCTTCGACCCCACAAAGTTTGCGAAGATCATTAACCATATGGGAAGCGTTACCAGCAGAACCACCCACGCCCAGCACAAAAACCCTACCAGCATGGTCGCGAATTCTCGCCAGATTTTCTGCCATGACTTGAATTTTGACTTTATCGATATTGGTAGCAATGGAGACTACTTCGTTAAAATAATCATTTGTGTGACTCATTTTCTAATACTCTCTTTCTCAATTCGCTTGATGAATAATTATGAAGTCTGTCGACATATTTTATATCGATGTTTCTATTTATGCAAATATCTTTTCCATGTATGTATTGATTAGTATAATCCGATCCAATAAATCTTATATTGATATTAACAATAGACAATATATTTATCAAATCTTCTTCAGTGTCATATGGTATTATTTCATCTACTGATTTTAAAGAATTTAATTGCACCCAACGTTCAAACGAAGTTTGAACTGGTTTATTCTTTTTAGGACGGTCAATAGTAGGATCTGTTTGTAGTCCTACTATTAACCAGTCACATTGCCTTTTGCATTCTTGCAACATAGTTACATGTCCTGCATGAAGCAAGTCAAAAGAACCAAATGTTATCCCTATAATTATATCATTCTCTAACGACATAGTACATATTCCCACCATCCCAAACATCAAGACCATTACTAATCAATGGAATCTTTTCTACATTCTTATCTATAAAAAAGTTATTGAAGTAATCGTCATTTACTTTTAATCCAAAAACTTCTGACTGTGCAAGTATAAGCCAATTCTTAGATTTGTCAATCTTTGGCATTAATTGATTACGATATTCAACTGGAGTTTCTGACAATGACCAAGTAGCAATAACAAGATCAGAGTGTGTTACATTATCATCTTCGAAAGACCATGAAGGAGTAATGCCTTGTTTGCCTAGATAAAATTCTTGTAATGGTTGTGTCTCTGGAATATCAACAATAGTATATTTACCTTTGAATCCTAGAGCATGAACAACAGAACACATGTCTCCATATCCTGCGCCAATCTCAACGATTGATTCCATATCCTTTAGTTTCTTAGCGAAACCAGTAATACACAGATGAGCAATATCCTGAATACGCTGCATTGATGTATCAAAATCAGAAGTAACTTTCAAAGCATTTTGAATATGCTCTGGCGCACCAATCCAATTTTCCTCTAGAGCTTCTGCGATTTCTGCATCTCGAGCAGCATGATAGAACGCTTCGCCAACAAAACGAGAAGTTCTATACTGTGTGATAAAAGGAACATTATGACAAGAAGCCCACAATCTAAAACGATTAAGCGGGAGTGTTGCACAATCATGCTTAAACACTTCCCGCATTGACGGCCAATACTCTGGACCATTTACTGCTTTAGCTTCACGTTGTTTAATAGAAAATTCTGATTCTGGATCAAAATCAGACCAAATGATATCGACCATATAATCCTCACGCTTGTCTGTTAATAAACATTGTATCAAACTTCTTTGCTTCAAAGAAAGTTTTAATTAGGTTGATAACTCTTTTCTCTTCAAATGGTTTACACGAAAAAACATCGATGTAGGCATCATTAGTTTCGTCAACAAAATGCGCACAAATATTACTTGTTTCAATGAGTTGAACAAGAGTGTATCCTTGCTTATTTCCGTGACCAAATTTAACAATCTGCGGTTCTCCATAAGCAACCATATCAATTTCCCTGACAAGTTGTTTAGCGAACTGAAAAATTGTATTGTAATCTGTAATTGTGGAATGGTTACAGTCACCTGCATTGATTATAAGATGATGCCCCCAATAAGTTTTTTCGTTCATTTCTTTCTCCTAAGAATATTGATAAGGATCTAATATCTCAACATACTCTACGGAGTCAATGCGGAATGAGCGCCATCCTCCCTTCATCACATCCCAAACAGCAAGAACTTCTTGGTTCTTGTCATGGAATTCTTTTTCTTCTGCCTGTTCATTGACATAATTTGGAGGCAAAAGTTCTGGCATTAAGGTACAACGCATCTCACGTTTTTCGCCGTTGACTTTAGTAAAGAAAACGTTCATAACATTTTTACGTAAATCTTTTAGTAGTATATTGCGTTCATATGCCATTAGATATTCTCCAACAGAATTTTTCTATTATCGGTTGTTTCTTCAGTAAGATGTTTCTTAAGTTGTTCGAATCCTCCGATATTAAAACCGTCAAGAACAATGATAGGAAACGTCTTAGCTTCTGGAAACTTGGATAACAAAACTTCTCGAGTAAAGTCTTCGTCTAATTTATACTCGATAAAATTTTTGTTGTGAATACGTAGAATTTGTTTTGCTTGCTCACAATAAGAACAATTGTTTTTCGAATAAATCTCAATTGCCATTGAAGTAATTCTCCCAATACAAATTAACATCAACAGGATTATATGGATTATATCCCTGTTGAATCATATCTGTCTCGACCATAAATTCTAGATCACTGCTCATTTCCATAACAACCTCCAATTAGACAAATTATATTTTACTAAATTTTAGGGTAAAAGTAAACTCTTATTTTAAAGAGAGCTCTTTATCTTTAAGTGATGTTTCATATTTATTCATCTTTTCAATGTATCCACGGTTACGGAGTTCTTTGAAAACAAGATTCTCTCTACCAAATTCTCCATACTGTTGTAAAGATGCTGTTCTCATATTTTTAAAACGAACTTTCATATTATTAAAAGATTCTTCTCCCATATGATTTTTGATCATATGATCTATTGCATGTATATAGTGAGAAACTTTTTGTTTTAGTAGATGATCGTTTTGAAAATCGTAATCACAATGAATTGGTTTTACAATCCATTTATCATTTTGTAAAGAATAAACTCCTTGATTTTTTGGATATTTTATATCATCATCTTGAGCATAAGGTTCTAATGGATAACCATACACATCTACATTGTGAGTAAGAGTCCATAGAGATTTCTTATCTTGTAAATATTCTTCAACAAATTTTGGGTCGCTGAATAATTTACTACGATCTACAATTAAATGAACATCAATATCTGATTTACTTGTGTAATTAAAATTAGCATTACCACCTGTCATAACGATATCTTGAATCATCGATTTGGGAATTTTAGCGAACTCTGCCCAAGCATAACCAAATTTAAGAAGAGCTTTTCTTACTTCTGGTTTAATCTTTTCTTCGGATTTCCATATCTTTGAGTTTAAATCTTCATGATATTGAAGAGTAAGTTTTAACTCATTCAGATAATCGCTAAAATTAATCATGTTTCCTCCGGAATATTTGTATATTATTTATACTTCCAGAGATACCTATTTTACCTTGACGTAAGATGCTTTTATTTTACTTTTCTCGAGAACTTCAAATCCATTGGGGAATAGATATGTATTCTCTACAATATCATCATGGTCATACATCCATATGTCATCGAATACATAAACTGCTCCAACTGGTGCACGGTTTACGAAGAATTCGCACTCTAGATGTAGAGTATCATTATCATGCGGTCCATCAAAGAACACGAAAGCATATTCGTTCTCTAGTTTCTTATATTCGTCATAAACTGGAACGCCATCGCCATAACGATTGAAAAACTCATGATCCTCTAGGCAGAAGAACGAGAAGTTTAGACCCGCTTGATATGCATAGAAATACAGAGAAGGAATTGTGCGATTACGCATTGTATTATCATAATCAAAACGCTGGGGAGAAGTTAATTCTTTTGACTGCTTATCTCCTTCAATCTGGCGATCGGGATTATGAATTGTCATATTAAGATTAGTGCATTCAATCTCGATATTACCATAAGGATCAATACAAAACATTGATCGATCATTATTACCGTTTTCTATTAATGTATCAATAATCATTTTAGCAGAACCACCACGACGAGTTCCAATCTCAACGATCGCTCCTGGTGTATCGCCAACTTTAGCTACTGCATTTGTTAGGATTTCATATTCTTGCGAATCAGTTCCGAAAACTTCTTCTGTAGAAAAACGAATAATTGCCATATTATACTCCCATAAAAACTTTGAATACGCCAGCAGCGTAGATCAAAATAACAAAAAATTGAATTGTAATAAGAGACCACTTTTTCCAATGTAATGCAATAAGCAACCAAAGAAAATTACCAAGTGCACTAATATATATGTTAGCTGGATAAACGTTCCATGAAGTGAGAGCAACACCAGCAATCAAAGTTATTGTTGCAATCCACTCAATAAAAATCCACAATGTGATCCGCGATGCCATATTTAATTGCCTCCCTGGGCGTTAACCAAACATCTTCTGGTGGTAATAGATACTTTTTAATAGTTGATTCGTTTTGACCAGTGCACTTTCTATAATGATCTACTAAGCGCTGGCTTGTATTGTTAAACTCCTTAACTGATGCCATCAATTCATGTTCTTTACCCATAGATCCCCAAGAGAATTGATGGGATAGAATTGCGGTATTTCTAGTGATGTAACGATGTCCTTTTTCTCCAGACATAAACGTAAGTAAACCACAAGAAGCAATTTCACCAAGTCCATATGTATATACCGGAATTTTTGAACCCTTCATCGTATCGATGAGAGCAAATGCAGAAGGAACTTCGCCGCCAGGAGAGTTAATTATAAACTTCATAAACTTAGGACGGTCTTTTTTCATTAGATTACGAGCGAGAATAAACTTTAACGCATCACCAGTAGAACTTGCATCGAATGTTGAATTGAACAAATAATAATGATGACTTTCAATATCAGGAATATCTTGTGCGTCTTTTTCTTTTTCTATGTTCAATTTAGCCTCCATATTGAAAGGGATGGCACGGACATTGCCATCCCTCTTACTTATATTATTTCTGCACGTGCATATGATTATAATGACCAGGTACACGCCAGAGAACTGTATAACCTTCTGATCTTAAATTAGCAGCTAGGTTATCAAAATGGTGTGCATATCCAGAGCGTGCTTCAAAAACACCACGACCAACGTTAATATCGATCGCATGTCCTGAATAGTGTGCCGAGTGATGAGCGTGAACATGATGTACTCCACCAAAAGATGGATGCTCAGACACACGGAAGCCCTGATGCTGAAGCTGATGGCCAAGTGCTACGATTGATCCTGAATAAGAATCATCAGCACGATCAAAACCATAATTTGCTTCTCTACGCTCGCTGTATTCGCGAGCCTGTCTTTTGTTTTTAAAACGTAGCTGAGGAGTAACATCTCCCCAACCATCGAAGATCGATCCTATTGTATCTGGCTCTTCGAGATTTGCTGAATATTGACTACGTTTACCGTAATGAACTCTTGCTTCTGCTGAACTTGCAAACGCAAGCATGGCAGCTGCTGTCATTGCAGCTAGAATAATCTTCTTCATATGGGATTTACCTTTCTATTATGTGTATCCGACCCTTAACACGGATGGTAATTTAAATGTGCGGTTCCTGAGAAACCAAGGGCACGAGCCACGTTTTGATTAACGTCAATTGTTCTACCTCTGACGAATGGCCCTCTATCGG